TTTCCATCTCCAGAGATTATTATTTCCGAATTTTCTCGGAATCCCCTACCTCTATTAATAATTTGAACATCAACAATTGATCCATCAATAATAATTGGTTTTAAAATTGCTTCTGCAGTTATACTTGAAATTCCAACATTTGGTCTTCTATGGAAATTAATGATATTTGTACATCCATAACCAACGCCGCCGTCTTCAACATAAACATCTTTAATTGATCCCAGTACAACAGGTTTCAATTCTGTTTTTATTATTGTTGTAGATCCTACTGCAGATTTAGATTCAATATGTATCTCAATTGGAGGATACCCAAAAGTATGAGTACCTACACCCAAAGAATTAAATTTTACAAATTTATTTTTTATATAATTTTCATCATTAAGTGTTGTGCCAATTCCGGCCTCATAAAGTCTAAATTTATTGACATCAATAAATTTAACGTAATAATGTATAGAAGTTGATAACCCACTTATTGCAGAACCTTGATGGGAATATTTTATGAGATCAAAATTATTAAATCCATGAGCTGGTGCAAAAATGTAAGAATCAAATGTATTAATTCCAGATCTTCTACTATCTGCAGAAAGTATTGATGGAACTCTAACTTTTCTATTCGAATATCCCTCACCGGGTTCTTTAACATAAATTTTAGTAAAAGTATTTTTATTTTTTAGTGTTGTAATGAAATGAAATCCAGAAGAAACTCCAACTAAATCAATTTCATTTACTTTTCTGAGAGCATTTGTTTTAGTATTAAATAATTTAATTTTATTATCTGTCAAAATTCCAACATAATAAGTTGAATTGTTTACAATTCCTGGTATATTACTATTTTTATTTGAATCATAGATAATCTCTTCTCCATCTTCAAAAGGAATTGTAGTTAAAAATTGTATTGTGTTGTTTGCTGTGCTTACATTTACGTCGGCTTTAAATCCTGCGGAAACCCGAGTCTTAACAAAATTAGATTCTAACAAACAACCTTTACCATTTCCCCCAGTTATTGTAATTTTTGGTTTTTCTTGATAACCATATCCAGCATTTAATATTTTTACATCTCTAACAGTTCCAGAAATATTTAAATGTGCTTTTAATCCCGTTCCAGTTTCGTCCTTTATGTCTAAAGATGGAACATCTATTACATCATAGTCTTTTCCGGAATTGGTTACATCAATAGATACTATATTTCCAAAATAGATATTTTCATCAAATAAATTTGGAGATAATAATTCAACTCCATTTACCAATAATCCAACTTCTCTATTAAATGTTGATCTTGCATTTAAATCATCAAATGATTCTCTTGGTTTACTATTATTGAAATTAAATTTTTTTAATAACTTTTGATGTTTTAAAGTTTTATTTTGAAATCCAAATTTGTATAAAGAATCGTTTACAATTGGATTTGGAGATTGAATATATTTTTTTGAAAAAATATCAGATTTACTATATGATAATTTTAATTTATTATTATCAATTCTGGTAACATAGTATAATCCAGTTAATATTCCAGATGATGTTTCAGGCAAATAATAAACTAATTCGCCACTATACAAATTGTGATCAGGAACATTAAGAGTGTCGGTTTTAGATATACCTACTGTAGTTGATACTATTTTTTCGTTGTCGGTAGAAAAAATAGTATAGTTTGGCAATCCCGATGATGTTACATAAAAATATTTTTCATCCGAATCAAGATATGTATTTTGAATTCCAGATGGAATATTAGTTATATTTCCAAAATAATTATTATAGTGATTTACTTTATAAATTTGTTTTCTTACAATTTTTGAACTTAATACATTAAAAGATCCTGGATTTGTAACTTGAATCAATATTCTATTGCTATATTTTTTAATTACATCTGCGGTTGCATATTCAACAGATAAAACTTGGGCTTCGGTTTTATTACCCAAATTATCTAAAAGTAAAATAATTTCATCCTGATAGAAATAAATTTTATCAAACAAATTAATTCTATATTTTGTAGCGTCAATTTGTGATATATTTTTTACATTATGATTGGTTGGAATATTATAAATCCAACTATTAAACTCATAACTATCATACAAATCTCTACCAAATCCAGATAGAGAAATAGTGTCACCAACTCTTAAATTTGATGTTTTTGAAAAATCAATGTTATCAATTACATTAACTACTCTAAATTCTACTTTTGATGTATTACCAACGCCAACATAACTAAAAGCAAATTTTTCTTCTATCAAATCTAATCCAAAATCTAAAGGTTTGGTTACATTAGTAACCCCCGTAAATTGATTGACATTTTTTTCAGTATAATTAATAGTAATATAATCAGAATTTTTTGGTTTAACCAAAATAGTTCCAGAATTAGCGAATCCTACTGTAGAATCAACTAAAATTGTACTACTATTTACTACAGTATCTTCTAATATTCTTGTTTTACCAGAAACCTGAAAATTACCACTAAATGAAGTACTGTCTAGGGAAATTTCATAAAATTCTTTATCTCCTACAGGTCGATATTCAACGTTAAAAATTGAAGCGCTTACTGTACCGATTCCCGGTATATTTTGGAATAAAAAATTACCTTTAATATCTACAGGATTTGCACCAGATATTTTTTCTACTAATATATTTTTTGTAATAAAATACGAATTTGAAGATGGTGAAATAGTGTATTCTTGTGGTTTTATGATCTCAATGTCAGATCCATATAAAATTTTGAATAAAAGTTTATATGATTGATCGGTTCCCTTAGAATTATATAAATCTTTAATTTTATAAGATATGTTTTCAATAGAAACATCTTGATAAAAATCTCTAGACTCAAATCCTGGTAAGAATTCGTATTTAAAATTTTCAAAAAATTTGATCAAGAATAAATTACTCAAATTTTTAACATCGTTTCCATCTAAATGTTCGGAGGCACTAGTTGATGAAAAAACTAAAAATTCTGGATTATCTAAAGATTCTAAATTTTCAATTCCACTAAAACCTCTAATACAGTTTTGGAAAGAAGTTTCAGTTTTTGACAAATAAGTAATAATTTCATCATTAATTTTTAATAGTCCATAAGAATCTGGCCAACCTTGGGTGGACTCAACATTAATAGTGTCATCAAAGGATAAAACATTAGAAGTTAATGTAGTTTTTTCCGTTAACTCTATATTGTTAAACGTTTTTGAATTTTTATATTTTACAATATTTGTAATAATATCAATCGGAGCTGATTTATGTTCTAACGAATGATAATATTGTTTAAGAAAGTCTATAAGGAGAGGAGATTCGACAGACAAGAATTCTGGAATCTGTGTGCCAATAATTGAACTGATTTTTACTCTTTTAATTTCCGACATTTTATCTTGTATACTTTCCGTTTAGATAACTTGATGTAACCACATACTGAGTTGCAGAAGAATTTTCACCAGAACTTACAACATCTTCTATAATATTTACCACAGATTTTTGAACATCTAATTGTAGATATAAATCTTGAAGTCCGATAATATCATTGGACTCCGGAATAGCCTGAACTTCCACAAATCCATTTACCAAAACTGATGATGTTATATTAACAACATCTAAAAGAATTTCACCTTTTTTATAGTTAATTGTTCCGGCATTATTTTTAATAATTACTGGTAAATTATTTTCCAATTTAAAGAAGAATATAATTCCAGAAGTTTTGTCTGTAGGTAATGAAGCATCTGCCATATAAACAACGTCAGATACTCCGTTAATAAAAAATCCAGTAGATTTTACAGAATATCCGCCAGTTCTAACATGTATTTGATTTCCAAAACAAAGTTCGTAGGTTGCAAGAGTATTTAACTCTGGATTTAAATCCCTCCTCATTATAACTTTTGTAATATTAGATGTAATAGACTTATCACAATCATCTACAAGTCCCACAACTTTACTGTACTTAAATCTACCACCAAAACTATTAACATCTTTGGAATTGGAGTAAGCGGTTAACGTATCGATGACTTTTGTTTTTACAATTTCTGGGTTACTCAATTGATTAACATTGTAATAAACTGATGTGTCTAATTCTACATACAAATATGAAAGGTCAACTATTTCTGGCTTAATTCCAGCAATTGAATATTTTTTTATTGTACTTAAAATATTTTGTTTAGTAATTTGTGATAAAAATGTTCCGTTTCTAGGTTTTATTGATATAAAAACTTTTCCATATTCTGGAGGATCCAATTCATCTCCTCCATAAGAATTCACAGATTCTACGTTTGGATAAACATATGGAATAAGAGATTTATAATCGTTTGATGTTACTGCTCTATACTGTGATGCATAGACTTTGGGAGCAAAATATTTAATAGAATCTATTGGTTCTATGTCGTCACCATTTTCAGATTTTGATTGAGTTAGAAGTAATGAAATTCCTGTAGTGATATCAAATAAATTATTGTCTTTTAATCTTCCAGAAAAAGTAAAGTTTGTTGCTCCATTTCCTGAGGATCCATTCGTAACAATATAACTAATTTCTATTTTACTTCCATTAGAAGGTTTTTTTCCTATAACATTATCTCCAAATCTAATTTCATACTTAGTATCTGCAACTTCCTGAATTAAGAAAATTCTGGAGTCTTTACCGACATTTAATAATGTATCATATTGATTATATACTTCTGTTACTTGATTAGTAACTTTTACTCTAATTGTGGTTGTATCCACCCCAATATTTGGCAGAATGAATCTTTGATTTGGTTGAGACTCATCTACTGTAAATTTGTAAATTATCAAATAAAGCAATTCCATCTGTATTGACAGGAGTTATAATATCTTCTGGTATTGAAAAAATATAATTTCCATTTGATACAGCACCAAGAGCCACTTGACCAGCAAGCAACTTAACACTTTTAGCGTTTGTTTGACTCATATCAACGCTAAAGTTTACAAGTGATCTAGAAGACCTTTTTGATCGTGGCAGATAACCAATATTTCTAACAAGAGAAACCACATTCTCTCTGAGTGTGGCACTATCTAAAAACATTTCATTAACTGCCATATTTGAATTGTAGGCAGTTATGTAACTATTATATGCCAATAAATCAATTAATACTGAAAAATTAGAACCTTCAAAATCAAAATCAGTAAATTGACTATTTGCACGCAAATAATCTTTGATCTGAGTCCTAAGATCACCGAAATCTAAATTTGTAAATTGATTAAATGACATTAGACTCTAGTGGATTGTAGTATAAAATCTACAGTTTGAGTTGGTGAAGGAATACCAATTATTGTGTATGATATTCTCACATTTATTTCATTAAAATCTTCTGGATATGTAACTAAAACAGAAGACAATGAAATTCTTTTTTCAAAATTTTTTAGAAGAGTTTTAATATTTAACTCCAGAGAGTAAGCCATCTCCGGAGTTTGCAACTCAAACATAGAATTTTCAACATTAGATCCTAAAAGTGGATTAAAAAATCTTTCACCAAGTCTAGTTCTAACTAAGTTAATGACAGATTTTTTAACCGCATCATCATCATTAATTGAAAGAATATCATTAGTTACAGGATTTCTTACAAAAGAGAGACTTACATCTTTAAATTTGCGAGAAAGCCTAGTCATTACTCAAACTAAGGGTATTTATTATATGTATAAGACATTTTTACCACTTTTTACCGTAATTTGGTTCAGTCCCATACTCCCAATCATCGTAATCTTCATCATTACGAATTTTTTCATGAAGATCATTTTGTT